GACCATCCCCGCGCCGTCGACCCAACCGTAGGTCAGCGCGTCGAGCGCTGGCAGCAGCGCGGCTCCGACCGTCTCGCCGAGCTCGCCGACCGCGTCCTCGGCCTTGGCCATCCCGGCCGCGGTCGTCTTGGAGTACGCCTCCGCCTGACCAGCTGCGAGCCGCTGCGCGTTCGCGAGCGTGTCGGTCGAGGTCGCCCCTTGCTCGAGCCCCGGGAGGAGCTTCCGGAGCGCCCCGTCCTGACCCTCGTTCGCCTTGGCTACCGCGTCCGCCGCCGTCGCGAGGTCGACCCCCGCGAACCGCGCCACGTCCTGAGCGGTCGCGAGGAGCGTCTGCGCCTCGGTCAGGTCGCCCGTTGTGGTGACCAGGCTCTGGAGCGCGTCGCGCGTTTGCGTGTCCGTGAACGCGAGCTCCTGACCGGCCGCGATCGCCGCGTCGACGGCCGCTGTCTGGTCGACGGTCGAGCCCGTCGCGGCCGCGATCGCCGCTTGCAGCTTGGCCGCTTGAGCGGCGTCCTCGGCGGCCCCGTCCGCCATGGACTTGAGCGCGATCGCCGCTCCGGCCGCGGCCGCCGCAACCGGGAGAATCTTGAGCGCGGTCCCGGCCATGTCACCGCCGAACCCCGCCACCCCGCCTTTCGACTTGCCGAGCGCGGCGTCGAGGTCCTTGGTATCGCCCCGAATCTCGACCGTCAGCCCGAGCACTACCCAGCCCTCCGGCCGCGGCGGGCTCGCTTGTCACGAGCCTCGGCCACGCGGCGGTACTCCTCGAGCTGGCTCAAGCTCAGCTCGCCCGCGACCGCTGGCGGGAGCCCCGTGACCAGCGCGGCGTCGACGCTCGCGACCGCCTCCGCCTCGGCGAGCTCGTCGCGCGGAGCCTCGATGTCGAGCACGACCCGCCAGCGCTGCGCCTCCTGCCAGGTCGTCGCGGGCTCGCTCCGGAGGACCCACTGGTACGCCAGCGCGTACAGGAGCTCGGCGGCCGCGAGGAGCTCCTCGGGCTCCGCATCGTTCCGCGCGAACGTCGCGAGGAGCCGCTGCGCGTCGCGCTGGCGGACCCCCGCGAGGACCAGCGCTCGAGCCGACTCGAGGACCGTGAGCGAGCGGGTCATCGCGACCGATAGGACGACCTCGCGCGGCTCGTCGGTCATCGGTCGACCCGGAACCCGGCCGCGCGGGCTCGGTCGGCGATCGCCTCCTGGTACCCGTCGACGATCGCTCGCTCGTTCGACTCGAGGGTCCCGAGGACCATGTGAGCCCCCTCGATCCCGCGCGAGCTCGAGCCGAATTCGATCGGCCCCGCGTACACCAGCCCGGACTCGATCGAGCCCGCTTGCTCGGACGGGCTGAGCGACCAGCTCATCGCGAGCGCTCCCGTCCGGCGCGGGGTCGCGGCCGCGACGAGCGGGATCAGTGGACCGAGCACGCGGCGGTGCGTGTCGGTCATGTCCGCGACCGCCCGCTCGAGCTCCTCGAACCCGCCGACGACCTCCGCGGTCCCGGTGACCCGGAGCTGGTCGGTCATGCGACAGCGGGCTCCGGCTCCGCCTCGTCCTCCGCGAGCTCCTCGTCGGCCGTTGGGAACGCAGCTGTGGCCAAGGTTGGCTTGCTCGAGCACGGGAGCGTCACGTCGAGCTCGGCGTACGTGTCGGCCTCGCCGCCCATCGTCGGAGCGATTAGGCGGACCGTCCCGGCCATGCCCGGGAGCGCGGCGGTCGGCGGGATCACGGTCGAGCCGTGAGGCTGGTACTGGAATTCGGCGAGCGCTCCGTCGTTCTCGAACAGGAACCGCGCGAGCCCGGTCGTCGACCAGTCCTGCGCCGCGACCAGGTGGAGCGCGAACGTCGTCTTCCCGACCGAGCTGTATGTCCCGGTCGGACAGAGCGTCTGATACGTGACCTCGTCACCAGGCTCGGCGATGACCTCGGCGAGGTGCACGTCGCAGTTGTATTGGACCCTCGAGGGTCCGGACGGGAGGAGCTTGAGCGTCAAGCTCACATCGCGCATAAACAACGGGGTCGTCACGGGGTCGCCTCCTCGGTCAGTACTTGGATGGTCGCGGCGGTGCACGCGTACGCGGTCCCGTCGAGCGATGCGGAGAACGGCTGACCCCACGTCGGGAGCTGGACCCCCGGGATCGCGAGGAGCGCGGGGTCGACCGCGTCGACGAGCTCGGCGAGCTTCTCGACGATGCCGTCCGTATCGGTCCGGCCAGCGACCGCCGTCAGCCGCCAGCGACCCGTTCGTCGACGGCCGAGGCTGAGGTCGACGGCGGCCCATGGATCGCCCGCCTCGACGAGCACGACCGGCGCGGACCATTGGCCGGTCGTGGCCGCATGGACCCCGCCCGCCTCGAGCGCGTTGACGATCGCGCTCCGGGAGCTGAGGAGGCGGCTCACGAGAATCCGAGGGTTGCGTACCGCGCGAGGATCGGCCGCTGCGCCTCGAGGTAATCGCGAGCGACCCGGATCGCGGCCCCTTGGAGGTCGACGTAGCCGGTCAGCCCGAACACCGCTTGCCGCCGCTTAAAGGCCTCGATCCCGGCCATGCTCGCGACCCACAGGAGCTCCGGCTCGAGCCCGGTCAGGACCGCGCCGTCGAGCGCGTGATCCATGCCGTCATTGACGGCGGCCGCGCACAGCTCGGCGTACTCCTGGTCGTCCTGCGACGGCGAGCTCGACGCGCCCGAGCGCGTCAGGATCACCGCCGCAGTCACCCACTCGACCATCGACTAGGCCTTGCTCGAGCGGCTCGAGCGAGTCTCGTCCTCAGCGATCAATGTCGACTTGACGATCCCGGCCGGAACGTACAGCGCGGATGTGCCCATGCCCCACACCGCGACGTTCTGGCCGAGCTTGGCTACGTCCTCCGCGCTGATCGGGAACGGTCCGTCCTCGTGCCACGCGGCCGCCTCGCCGTTGGTCACGATGTGCGTGTTCCCGGTCAGGAACGGAGCCTCGACGATCGGGAGCCCGCTGACCTCGATCCGGAGGGTCGAGGCGGTCGCGGTCCCCGCGACGTTCGAGGTCCCGTACGGGGTCGGGAACAGTCCCGCCAGCCCGCCGAGCCGCTGGAATTCGGTCGGGCTGACCAGGTCGACGGTTGCGGGCGAGCCCGTCGCCGCGTTAACCCGGGAGCTCGCCCCGAACAAGAACGCGCGGACCGCGTCGGCGGTCGCGGTCGCCGACAGGACCATCGAGTCGCCCGCGCCAGCGAGGAGCGCGGCCTCGAACGCGGCCTCGGTCGTCCGGTTGTAGGCGACCGTCAGGACCCGCACGTACGCCTCGCGATACGCGGGTCGCGAGCGGCGGATCAGCTGGTAGGCCACGTCGGAGCCGCCCGCGTAGGTGTGAATCGCGTTCGACCCCTTGAGAATCTTGACGAGGACCGACGTGATATCGGTCTTCTGCGCGACTTGCTCCGCGACGATCGCGTCGAGGTCGAGCGCGGGGTCGAGGTACGGCCAGTCGAGCTCCATCCCGGTGTCGCCGAGCGGCCGCGGACCGCCGAGCGCGTTGATGGCGGGACGGGTGAAGGTCGGAATTCCTGCGATCGTCTGGACCCAGCTCGGCGGGATGACACCCGGGTTGTCGCCGGTGATCTGGTCGGCGAGCTGGCGGGCGAGGATCGGGTCGGCGTAGGACGCGTCGAGGTACTCGCCGAACGTCGCGAACCGCGCCAGCGGTCCGCCGTCACGGGCGGAGCTCCCGCCGCGAGCCTCGAGGACGGTCAGGCGGTGGACCATGTCGCTCCGGAGCTCCTCGAGGTCCGCGGAGCGGGCGAGGGTCGTGATCCCGGTCCCGGGCGGGACCGGGTCGGGGGTCGGGTCCGGGACGGGCTTCGGCTCGGGATCGGGAACGGGCTCGACGTTCGACACGGTTGCACTCCTCACAGCTAGGACCGCGGCGGATGGATACGCGCCACGCTCGACGATTCCGACCCGGACGAGGTTCGCCCGGGTCCGCTCGATGACCCCGTCGTCCGTGACGCGGGAGCCGCCCTCGACCGGCTCGAACACGACCGACACGGCGCGGTACACGCGGTCGCGAACGAGCTCGAGGAGCTCGTCGCCCGCCGCCGTTCGGCTGACCTTGAGAACCGCCCGCGGACCGTCCGCGCGGTCGACGAGCGCAGTCCCGCGGCCGACCAGGCGGACCCCGGGTTGCGCCCCGTGCGGACCGATCGCCTCGAGGCTCACGCTCGCGGGATCGGTGTCCGCGAACGCTCCGCGGATGAATCGCTCGCGACCCTGAGGCGTGTCCGCGACCTCGCCCCAGCTCAGGAGCCTCGCCTCGATCGTCCGCTCGGACTCGGAGCGGAGCTCGAGCTCGCCTCCGAGCTCGCGGGTCAGGAGCTCTGTCATGCGATCACCTCCATGCGCGGCGTCGGAGCGAGCTCGGCCGGGACCCGCGGGGTCGACTCGGTCGGGAGCCCGTGGCCGCGGCGGACCTCCTCGAGCGTGTAGATACCGGCCGCGATCGCCTCCGCCTCGCTCGTGATCCGCGCGGCGGCTCCGAGGCGGAACAGCTCGCCGAGGTCGAACCGGACCGCTTGGGTCGACGGGACCAGGTCGCTCATCCCGGCCTCGATCGGCGCGAGGTACTCGGGCTGACCCGTGACCCGGACGAACGTCTCGAGCATGTCGGCGATGTTCTGGTAGGTCAGCGAGCTCCCGGCCAGCTCGACCAGGAGGAGCTCGGCCGGGACGATCCCGAAGATTCGAGCGACCTCGAGCGCTCCGAGCCGCCGCGTCTCGAGGAGCTGCGACGATTCGGGGTTGCCGCCTGTCTCGTGGAGGTCCCAACCCGCCGACAGGACCGCGGGCGAGTGGTCGCGATGGTTCTCGATCCACTGGAGCTTCGCCGCGGCCGCCTCGGGAGCCGTCATCGGCCCCGCGAACTTGAGGGTCACCGACGGGACCGCGCCGTTCGCGAACCAGTCCGCCGCGTACAGCTCGGCCGCGATGATCCGGTCGAACGCGTCCGCGTTGGTGTCGAACTTGGACGGGACCAGGAGCTCGCCCGGTCGACGACCCGGGAGCTCGATGTGGACCAGGTCGCGACCCGGGATCAGGTCGACCCCGCGGTGCGTGTCGCGGTAGCGGCGGAACAGCCCCGACTCGTCCCAACTCACCGCGACCCGGTCGAACGGGAGCACGACCGCGGTGTCGGGATAGCCCGCCGCGTTGCGTCCTGTCAACGGCAGCCAGACGAACGCGCTCGAGTGGTCGAACAGCTCGCCCGCGATCGAGCCGAGGAACCCGTCGCGCGAGCTCCCGGGCTGAGGTCGGACGATCACTCGAGGTTGCTCGGTCATCGGGAACCCGTCGCGCCACGCGACGAGCTCGAGCTCCGCGACAAGCGAAACGATCAGCGACCGAGCTCGAGCGACCGCCGGGATCGCTTGGTAGTCGCCGAGCCCGAGCTCGCGGCTCGTGACCTCGTATGCGATCCGCCCGCCGAGGTCCGACTCCGAGGGTCGCGGGAGCCACAGTTTCCGCCAGGCTTGCGCGAACCCCTCGAACACGGGCGGAACCATAGCCCGAAATTCGACCCCGTCAAGGCTGATTCCGCCCGAGGTCGCCCGATAACCTGGTCGCCGGCGCGGCGGCGGATCCCGAATAGTCGCCGAGCCCGGGCGGGATCAGTGAATCGTCGGGTCCAATCGAGGAGCGGTCGACCAGCCCCAACGGGCGAGGGTCGCCGCGATCAGCGGGCTCGGGTCGACCCCCGTCGCGGGTCGGGACCAGGACCAGGCGTCGCCGTTGGATCGTCGACGAGCTGCGACGACCGCGTCGTCGAGCGCTGGCTGGCCGCGGTGCGCGATTCGCCGGGTCGCCACGTCGTCGTACAGCTGGCCGCACGCGGCCGCGTACTGGCGGGCGGTGACCAGGACCAGCGGCGGGACCCGCGGGAGCCGACTGAGGTCCGTCACCAGCGAGCCCGCGGGTCCCGCCGGGTCCACTGTCACAGCGACAGGCGACCAGCGCTCGAGGAGCTCGCCGATCCGCGGGACGATCCAATCGGTCCCGGCGCGGCGGTCGACGAGCTCGACGTGGACCCGTCCATCGTTCGAGCCTCCGGCCGCCGCGATCGAGGCGTGAGCCCGGTCGGGAGCCACGTCGACCCCGAACGCGGGAGGCGTGATCGAGGCGGAGCTGACATCGAGGCACGCGACCCACGAGGCGAGGTCGAACACCGGGGTCCCACCAGGCGACCAGCGGTTGAGATACGCCCGAGCGAATTCGCCCTCGTCCATCGCCGCATGATCCGCCGCGACCGTCGCCTCGTCGATCAGCGTCCCGAGCGCGGGCATCGCGAGCCGCCAGGTCGCCGGGTCCTCGATCGCGGCATCGTCGGGAGCCGACCACTCGAAGTAGGCGACCCCCGAGCGCTCGCCCGCCTCGACCCGAGCTCGCCCGTCCTCGACCCGCTCGCGGAGGAACGTCGACTCGTCGGTCCCCGCGGTCGACACGACCCACAGCTGCGCGAGCGGGCGGGTCAGCATGGCGGGTCGAAACGCTTGGACCAGGCGGTCGTCGACCTGAGCGAACGCCTCGTCAATCACCCCAAGGTCAAGGGTGAACCCATGACCGGACTTCTCGCCGCTGGCGGTGATCCCGTGGACCGACCCGGTCCGCCAGCGGATCGCCTCCGACCCGTTCGAGCGGCGGACGCGGTACAGGCGGCGGAGCGGTGAGTGGTCGAGGAGCTCGACCTGTTCGGACCACTTCTCGCGCGAGTGATTCCGGTCCTGCGCGGTGTACAGAATCCGCTGAGCCCGCGGGTCGACCCCGCCGAGCGCTCGGTGGACCATGACCGGGAGGAGGAGCCCGCCCGTCTTGCCTTGCTGGCGCGGGACCGTGACCCGGACCTCACGAAACGCGGGACGGCCGTCCGCCTCGAGCTCGAGCGCGGTGTCCATGACGAGCCGCTGCCACGGGAGCGGCGGAGCTCCGAGGATCGCCCCGACTCGAGCGACCGCCTCGCCGAGCGTCGAGCGACTAGGCGTCCGCGGTGTCGCGAACCGAGGGACGGCGGAGCGAGGCGAGGAACGCGTCGAGCTCATCGGACTCCGGAGCCGGTCGGCCAGCGAGGAGGCGGATCGCCTCAAGGTGGACCCTCGCGACCGTCCCGGCCACGTAGGGATTCGGAGCATGGTCGAGCGCTCGAGCGGTCGTCCGCGCAGCTGCGACGAGCGCGGCGTCGATCGCCTCGAGCCGCTCAGCGTCGCGGAGCGCTCGGATCGTCCGCTCGACCGCGTTCGCGTTCCGGGTCGGAGCCCCGGAGCGGTACAGGAGCTCGAGCTGGCTCGGGTCGCGGCTCATCCCGGGAGCCGGAGCGCGTCATGGATCGACACCAGGAGCGAGCGGAGCCAGACGAGCTCGAACCAGCTGACCTCGCGACCGTCCGGCCAGCCGTCGCGGAGGAGGCGGTCGATCGCGAGGACCGCGTCGCGCATCAGCCCGACCCGGAGCCCGTCCTCGCCGCTCACGACGGGACCAGCTCGAGCTCGCGGATCACGTCGGCCAACGCCTCGAGCTCGACGCGGGTCATCGTCGAGCCGTCCGGCCAGCGTCGAGCCGTCTGCATCGAGCGGAGGTCGCGGAGGAGCGCGGATCGGACTCGATTCGGCTCGGTCGGCCGATGTGAACGCCCGTTCTGTTTCACTTGGGCCCGACCTCCTGGCTACTCGGGGAGATATTCGCGCGACTGAGTTGCGGCAATGTCCCCTTCTATCAAAAACCGACCCTCGAGCTCGTCGTCGTCGACGATCGGCGCGACGATCCGGAACCCGATCGCGTCCGCGGTCGGTCCCTCGTCCTCGCCGTGGGTCGTGTCATGGCTGGCCCAGCCCGTCGAGCTGCCGAGGTCAGGCACGTACAACCAGCGATGCCGCGCGGGTTCACTCAACCCCCGACCAGGTGGAAGCGGACGATGTGGCGGACCGCCTCGGTCATCGTCGCGAGGTTGACGATCG